TGGGCTGATAAAAAACACGCTTCATTCTCACAAGTCTTTTTCGACATTTTTGAACAATTAAAGAAAAAACAAGAGATGTTGTTAGAATATCATGGGTTAACTAGAGGCTATGACAGTGGTTTTTCTAGATTCTTAGCTAGTAATTTAACTAAGTATAAAGAGAAAATTGAAAGCACTGTCGAAACAACTCAGAAAATAGAATTAGCATACAAGAAAGAAATTGAGTAGTACACCTAAGTTTCAAGACTTTGATCCTAGAGAAATACCATGGCAACATGAAGCTACTAAGTACTTTGAAGAATTTGATTATAGCTACGGAATACTAGAACTATTCTTTAGTGGTTCAATCGGTTCAGCTAAGACTATAGAGCATATTCATTTAATAGTAAGGCATTGTGTAGAAAACGATGGTGCTAGATACTTAATGGTTAGGCGAGCTTTAAAAGACTTAAAAAGAACATCCTGGAACGTATTGCTTAGTCACATATCTGACATACCTCACGTTATTAAAAGTTATAATAAATCTGAATTGAAGATTACTTTTACTAATGGATCAGAAATAATAGGCGATTCATACGATAAAGCAGACCTAGATAAGTTTAAATCGTTAGAGCTATCAGGTGCAGACTTTGAAGAAATAACAGAGTGTAATAAAGAAACTTATGAAGCTATAAAAATGAGAGTTGGTAGGATACCTAGTGTTAAACAGAACATTATAACAGCTAGATGTAACCCAGATGAGCCTAGTCACTGGCTTTATAAATACTTTATTCAAGATGATCAAAAGAAGCACAAGAAAACTTTCTATTCATTAACAGAACAAAATAAATTCTTACCTAGCTGGTATATAGATAATCTAAAAGAAGATCTTGATCCTATGATGGCTAGAAGAATGCTAAAAGGTGAATGGCTATCTATTAGAGGTGAAACTCCATATTATGCATATGATTCTAGTAAGCAATTCTTAAAAGATACTGTCTACAAGATTGATCCTAGATATCCACTTGATACAATGCATGATTTTAATATAGGTGAAGGGAAGCCGATGTCAGCAGCCGTAGGGCAAGTAATTAATGGAGTATTTCACATAGCTAAAGATTTCATTGTTGAGGGTTTTAATACGGAAGAAATAGCTGACGAGATGCTTGATAGCGGTTTATTTGATCAAGTAAGAGAAGTTAGAATATTTGGTGATAGGAATGGTAAAAACAACGATACCAGGGGAAATCGAACAGACTACGATATTTTACAAAAGAAATTTCAAACATATGTTAAGCATGATGGAAGTAAGCTAAAGGTTACAATGCAAGTGCCAAATGCTAACCCACCTATCAGATCAAGACAAAATATTGTCAATGCACATTGTTTAAATGATAATGGTCATACTAGACTTTATATATATAAAGATGCTGAGACAGTTAATGAAGGTTTAATGCTTACTAAGTTAAAGAAAGGATCTACATATCAAGAAGATGATAGCGATAGATTTCAACATGTAACTACAGCTGTTGGATATTACATACATAGATATAAGAATCATACTGAAAAAATAGGCACTATGAAGCCATTTATGGGAAGACGATAATGCAAGAAAAACTATTAGACATTGGTTATAGAAAACAGATCATTCAAGAAATCAAAGGCGATGAAAACGTACAGAGAAAAATCAAAAGTTACAAGAAGCATAATATGCAAAACGATAACTTTTATCAGTATGTTAAAGAACACCTAGAGAGCAAACTAGATCCTGAGACTGTTAAAGAAATGGATATATTCGCTAATGTTAATCTTCAAAAAAGAATATCTAAAGCTGAGTCAGGGGTTTATAAGAATGATCCTACTAGAGAGTTTTACAATGATGAAACTGAAATAGATGATCTAAATAAGATATATAATAGAATAGGCATTAATACAGTTTTAAAGCGTTCTAATGTTGCTTATAAGTATGAAGATCAATGTACTATTCAGATGTATCCAGAAGATCAAGAGCTAAAGGCTAGAGTCTTATTACCGCATCATTTCGATGTTATATCAGATGAGATGAATCCAGAAAAGGCAATGGCTTATGTGATTAGTAATTTCGATAACACTTCTAGAGATGAGATTAGAAGAGATGATATAGGCAATGGAACTTCTCAAGGTGATACATATAGAGATCAGGTTAATCAAAAGATTGCTGATTATGATGATCAGAAACTATCTAAAGAAAGATTTTATTGGTGGTCTGATTCTTATAATTTTGTGACTAATGGTAAAGGTGAGGTATTAGATAAACTAACTCATGAAGTTATAATTGAATATAGTGAAATAGATCCTAATTTTGCTTCACCATTAGCTGAATATGGAGTTAAGCCATTTGTAGATATATCAACACCTAAAGATTTTGAGTACTGGTGCCGTGGTGGTGATTCGCTCTTTGATAGTACAGTTTTATATAACACTATTCTTACAAGTGAATTTCAGACTGTTAAAATGCAAGGTCATGCACAAGCTTACTATAAAGGCAGCGCTGATAATATGCCTGAGAATATGAGAGTAGGTGTTAATCACGTTATATTCTTACCTGAAAATCCTGACCAACCTGTCAATAGTGAATTTGGCTTTGCTAATCCAGGTTCCGATCTATCTGGTATTAGACAATTTAGAGAATCATTTCTAGCAGCTTTCTTATCAGCTAGAGGATTAGATACATCAATTATAAGTGGGGATTCATCTGTTAAGACTGCTACAAGTGGAATTGAGAAGATGCTTCAGATGATTGAAAAGTTTGAAGCTTCACAAGACGACTTTAGTTTATTTAGTGATGCTGAGCAGAAGTTAGCTAGATTAATAACTGCATGGATAAACTCTTTAAGATCTGAAAGGCTTAATGGTGAACTAATACTTGGTGAAACATATCAGATTAATCTACCTGATCCTAAAGATGTAACAGTAAATGTTGAGTTTGCTAAACCTGAGATGATTAAAACAGATTCAGAAGTACTAGATGTATTACAAAAAGAAATCGATATGGAGATTAGTTCTAGAGTACACGCTTTAATGGAATATAAAGGCATGACACTAGAGCAAGCTAAAGAGCGAATCAAAGAGATTGATGAATTAGAAGGATTTAATGCCAATGGATCAACCGAAATACTCGAAGAAGGAAGTTTCCCAGAAGTTCAATCTTAAGAAGCTTCTAGGTTACTCACCTAGCGAAAGACAGAAAGAATTATTCTTTGAGTTAGCTGTTAATAAAATGGTTCAAAGAACTGCAAGCGGTCAAGATATTGATGGTAAAAAGTTTACTCAATACACTAAAGATTATGCAGCTAAAAAAGGTGTATCTAGATCATCAGTAGACTTAATTCTAGATGGTGACATGCTTAATTCAAATATCAAAGAATCTAAGCAAAAGAATATAGTTAAAATTAAGGTAGAAGATGGTGTTGAAACGCTTAAGTCTTATAACCACAATGTGGGTGATACTTTACCTACTAGAACTTATTTCGGATTTAAAAGCGAGAAAGATTTATCTGATGTATTAAACGAAGTAGACACTGCAAAAGAGTCAACAAGTAGACAAGTAATAGAAGGCATTAGCAACTTAGCTGAACTAAGAGCAGCGGTATTATCAATAGATTCGGAGTTTGAAAGTTAATGGCAAAGGTAAAAACAAAAGGATTACTAGAGCTTAGAAAGAAATTAAACTCTGTATTTAAGATAGCTATAAATAAATCTCTAAGAGATAAGAAGCTCAGGGATGATGTTGGTAAAGCTATCGTTGAAAACATTAGAAACAATCCTAATAGAACATGGTTAGCATCTCAAGTAACTAAAGAGTTTAGAGAATACTTCGAGCAATTTAATACTACTCATCCAGACTATAGAAGATCTAAAATAAATATTACATTTACAGGTGAGTTATTAAATGATCTAGCCAGAAATGTTAAAGCTGACACTAATAATCTAGCACTCATTATTGAGCACAGCAATAAGAGTCACAAAAACTATAAATCAGGTGGCTTATTCAAACCAAAAAGCGTTCAAGTTACCAGCTTAAAAAGCAAGAAAACTAGAAATGTTGTTCAGAAAAAAACACACAAAGAAATATCTGGATATGTTCAGGATAAAGGATATGACTATTTACAAATAGACGACAAGACAACTAAGATTATAACTGAATTAATAAGAACAACAGTTTTTAAGTATCTAAAAGATGCTTTGAAAATAGAAAATTGACAAACCGAACTAAAAGGATTGAAAATGGAAAATGAAGAAACAAAGACTCCTGTGGAGCAAACTAATCAAGCCAGTGGCGAGACTAGTAAAGATCAAGTTGCTTATGA